TGCCGTCACCAACACCTTCATTTCGTAAAAGGAGGCGGCTATGGCGCAAGCTGATTCGGTAAGCCAGAATACGCAGGACTTTTTCAGTTCGTACCGCTTGGCGTATGCTACCGGCGTATCGCTGGCTACCGCAGGCAATGCTGTAGTCGCGCTTCCAATCCTGGGCGGCGGGATTGGTGCGCCGTTTGGCAGCGGGTCGTTTATCATCCGCCGCATTACGATTACCAACCCGTCTAACCCTACGGGCGGCGCCGTGCCTAACATGTCCACGGCTAACGTGACTGTGCTGACCAGCAATGATGGCAACACCTCTAACGCGGTGACTACTGCGGCTGGTCAGACTCTCACCAACATTACCGGCGCCAATACGTGGCAGGATTTGACGTTGATTACTGCCGCGGCTTCCACCGCGTACAGTAAGCCTACGCTTTTCCTGCTGGTGACTACTCCTGTAGCCAATGCGGCGGTGAATATCACTGTTTGGGGCGATGTGGTTCAACTGTGATGAGCACGGTTTGGATCACAAACACCTCTGAAACGGCGCTTGAAGACGGTTGTGCGGGGGTAAGGTACAATTTTGCCCCTGCTACGCCCCTTGAAGTGCCTTTAGAAGTGGCGCGGCATGTTTTTGGCTATCAAGCTGAAGACAAAGAGCCGTTTTTGGCGCGCCTGGGCTGGTGCCGCAGCCGTGCGGACCTTGCTAAAGCCCTAGAACATCTTAGCCTGTTCAAGATTACTGTTGAGCAGCCCGAATCCAAGCCAGCATCGGTACTCAGGCTGGCAAAATGAGCCGGGGATTGAATGGCCACACTTTCTACGTACATCACGCAATGCCGGCGGCTTTTGCATGATGCTAACGCCAATTTCTGGACCGATCCGGAGCTAACGGATTACATCAATGGCGCGCGGCAGCGCACCGTTAGGGATACGGGCTGCCTTCGATTGCTGCAAACCGGCAGCTTTGTTGCAAGCCAAGAGACTTACACGTTTTCTAGCTTAGGGTTGAATGCCGGCACGATGGACGTGCTGAATATCAACCTGTATTGGGGCAACACGCGCGTTCCCCTACAATATCTGCCTTGGACGCAGTTTAACGCCGAGCTTCGGTTTTGGCAGAACTACATTGGGCGCCCGGTGGCATTCAGCATGTACGGCCCGCAGCAGTTTTTTGTCGGGCCTGTGCCGGATCAAACCTATCAGGTTGATATTGACACTGTGATTTTGCCGCCGGATTTGGTCAACACGTCCGATGTGGATACTATCCCCGCGCCGTTTACCGATCCAGTGCCGTATTACGCTGCTTACACTGCTAAGTTTAAGGAGCAGTCGTATGGCGAGGCTGAAATCTTCAAAAACGAGTACACCAAAAAGGCTTTGTCGGTTTTGAACACTACGTTCACTCGCCGCATGCCTAGCCCATATGGCAGCGCATACTGACCATGGCGCAGCCAGAGCAGAAAAAATCATATCACGTCTCAAAAAACTTCCGGGGTGTGAATACCCAAGCGTCGCGCACGGCTATTGATGGCGACGAATTTTCATGGCTTGAAAACGCCATGCCAATTGGCTTTGCTAACGTCAAGGTTGTGGGCTCAACTACCACTGTGCAGGTTGGCGGCTCTAACGTCACGTTCAGCAGCGCTGTCACGGCGTTTTACTCGGCTAACATCGCCAATAGCGATTACGTGGTGGCATTCCAAACAAACGGCGGGGCGCAGTATTATAACATCACGTCTGGCACGTTTGGTACGATTGCTGCTGCAAGCAAGTTTTCTACGTCTGGCGTTCGGGTTGGGCAGTGGAAAAATGAGCGTCTGTTGATTTGTGACCCTGCCAAGGGTCTTTTCACATGGGATGGGACCAATGTGGTATCTGTTGGCAGTGCCAGTGGGTACGGTATTACCAATGGTGGCAGCGGGTACACCAGTGCTCCTAGCGTGGCTATCAGTGCTCCTAACGAAACTGGCGGTGTACAAGCGACTGCTGTGGCTACGGTCACTTCTGGGGCTGTCACAGGGCTAACGTTTACTGAGGCTGGTACGGGCTACACCAGCGCGCCCACCATCACGTTTACCGGTGGCGGCGGCTCTAGCGCGGCGGCTGTAGCGTCCTGTTTGACGTTTGCCACGGGCACTGTGTCGGTTGCCATGCTGAGTGGCGGCACAGGCTATAGCACACCGCCCACTGTCAACTTTACAGGTGGCGGCGGCTCTGGCGCCGCTGGTACGGCTGTTGTATCAGGCGGGCAGGTTATCGCCGTGGTGATGACTAACAACGGAACGGGGTACACTTCCCCTCCCACCATTGGGTTCAGCACGGGCGCGGCTATTGCCCAGGCTGCGGTAACGACACAGGCCAATGTTGATGTGCAGTCGTTTAGCGGCCGGGTATGGCTGGCGCAGGGCCGCACGGTGTTTTATTCGGCTGCTGGGTCTTACAACAACTTCGTCTCGGTAAGCGCTGGGAATATCCTGCTGACAGACTCGACGCTGCACGGGAATATTTCGGCGCTGCTGTCGGCTAACAATTTTCTGTATATCTTTGGTGAAGATAGCATCAACGTCTTTTCGGACGTTCGCGTTCAGACCAACGGCACGTCCATTTTTACAAACACCAACGTAAGCGCTTCGGTAGGCACGCGGCGGGCGGGAACTATTTTCCCGTATTTCCGTAGCGTGCTGTTTTTGAACGATTACGGTGTGTATGCGCTGGTAGGCTCTACCACCAGCAAACTCAGCAGCCAGCTTGACGGTATTTTCCCGCTGATAGACTTCACTAAGCCGGTTACGGGCGGCCAGGTGCTGCTGAATAACATCCTGTGCGCGGCGTGGTCGTTTACGTACAACGATCCGATCCAAGGCGCGCGGCAAATTCAGGCTGTGTTTTTTGATAAACGCTGGTTTTTTACCAGCCAAAAAAGCGTGTTGTACATGACTAGCCTGCCGCTGGCCGGCAAGATTTATCTGTATGCCACTACCAGCACTGATTTGTACACCATGTACACATCTTCTGCTGGTCCCTCGGTGCAGATTCAAACGGCGCTGTGGCCGCTGACTGACCCGATTCGAGATAAGCAGGCGCTAAAACTTGGCATCGAGGCCACTTTCCCCAATAGCGTAGGCACGCTAAGCGTTACCGTGGATAATGAGTATCGGAGTAGCCCGGTGTACACGCTTACGAGCGGCGTGCCTTGGGTTAACAACCAAAGCTCAATTATTCCGTGGACCAACAACAGCAGCGCTGTCATCCAGTGGTTTAACTCTGGGTATCAGCTTTACAAAACCGATGCCCAGCAATACGGGAAGTACCTGGGCGTTACAATCACTTCCACGTCTTCCGTGTTTTCGTTAAATACGGTAGAAATGGAATATGAAATGAGGGCTAGGTTCTAATGTCCACCCTGCCGATTACGATTCCCAACACATTTGCCACTGCTACGGTGGCAATCCCGTTGTCGTCGCTAGACGCCAATTTCACCACGGTTACCACCGCGCTGAATGGCATTGGTGACGGTACTACGTCTTTGGCCAATCTAACGGCTACAGGCGGTAACGTCACTTTGACCACGGCCACGGTAGCAACTGGCAATATAACCCAGGTCAATTCAACCAACGCCTCGGTAACCGGCACCGCCACAATTGGTACGGCGTCTATCACCACCGCTAACGTGGGGCAGGTCAACGCTACCAATGCCACGGTTACGGGTGCTACTAGCACAGGTTCGGCTGCTGTTACTGGCACTTTGACCGCGACCACGGTTACTGCTTCTGGCACCGTGACCGGCAACAATGTGACGGCCACCAATACCCTAACGGCGGGTAATGCGTCTATTACGTCTGGTGTTTCTGCGGCAAGCGTGACGGCTAGCGGCAATATTAGCGCGGCAAACGTCACGGCAAGCAGCACGGTTACGGCTGTCAACGCTTCGGTGACTGGCACTGCTACCATTAACAATGCCAATTTTACCGGGACCGTGACTGGTTTGACCGTTAACTTAAATGCGGTTACGGCTATCAACAACGGCCCTATTGCCGGGTTCCGCAATCGAATTATCAACGGCAATTTCCAAGTCAACCAACGTGCGTATGCCAGCGGCACTAACATCACTACTGCTGGCACTTACACATTTGACCGTTGGCGTACAGCCGGCAGTAACACTACGCTAACGTTTTCATCTACTGTGCCTGATGTGTCTGTCACGATTAACTCGGCTGGCATTCTTCAGCAGGTGGTTGAAACAGTTAATGTCGAAGGCGGGGTTTACACTTTGTCTTGGGCAGGCACGGCAACTGCGCGGGTGGCCATTAACGGCTCTTCTCCTAGCGGCTCGTATGCCGCCAGCCCAATTACCACCAGCAGCGCCAATGCAGGGCAGGCAATTACGGTAGAGTTTACTAACGGCACGTTGGGGAAAGTTCAACTTGAGCCGGGCAGTACCGCCAGCACGTTTGAGCGTCGCCCTCTTGGTGTTGAGCTGGGGCTTTGCCAGCGGTATTACTATGATACCAATCCAAATTCTTCCACAACCGTTCATCAATCCACTACTTATGTGGGCGGCGCCGGGTCTACGGTGGCTGATAGCAAAACGTTCCCTACAATGAGAAGTGCGCCCACAATAACGTTTAGGAATCAGGCGTATTATAATTCGTCTGCGGTAACGTCCGGGTCTATTGGTCCGAGTTCTTTTATTGTAAATTTTACCGCATCAAGCGGCGGAACGGCGTCGTGTAATTACAATTTTACAGCTAGCGCCGAGCTGTAACGCGGTTTGGGATCACGATTAAATAACGCAGGAGCGCATATAATGCCTAATGGCCCATGGGAACATTTTGTTGACGCGATTCGTTCCCCGGAGGCCATTGGCGTCGGGTCGGGCGTTTTGGCTGCGGCGGTACGGGTTATCAACTACTCTGGCCCGCCTCGGCCAAGGAGCGTTGCTATGTGCGATGCTCTAGCGACCATTGCTTTGGGTTTCCTTGGTTTTGAAGGTGCGCTATGGTACACCTCTAATGACCATGCGGCGTTAGCTGTTGGCGGCATTGTTGGCGTTCTGGGTTGGAACGAAATCAAGCGCTGGGCTTGGGCGTTGCGGGTTAAAATAGGAGGCT